TCATCTGAGCCGCTGCATGAGTAGCTGTTCAGTCTGCGGATCCATCGGCATGAAGTACCTGTCGGAGTTCCTGACTCCACTCAAGGCTAACATATCCGCGAGAGTATTGCGTATCTGCGTCATGGTAACTAAACCGTTTGTCGGACCGTAGTTCTGCCAGATCTGCATCTGCATGGTGAGAGCCTGATTCAGCGCGGCCATCTTCATGTCTTCCTTGCCGGTCCCAAGACCTACGTTGATCTGGATGTCCATCGAGGTATTCCAGACCCTGGGGTCGATAGGTACGAACTGGCCGTTCAGGCGCATGTGGACCTCGTCTGTGGAGTTCTTGATCATCTCCTCCAGCATCAGCTTAAACATGCGCTTCATACCGCCCTCGGCAAAGTTCCTTGCGATGACTTCGACCTGGCCGGCAGCGGCCTGCATAGTTGTGGCAACAGCAGTAGCGGTCGCATTCTGCAGCGCGTCTGGGTCTAGTCCCATGCTCGCCCTGGATACGCCTGTCTTATCCTGTACCTGTTGATCCATGTACTGCAGTGCCGGTAAAGTAGTGCCAGCAACAAACGGTACGGGATTCGCCTGGATAGCACCAATCTGCTTCATCCTACGAATGGCGCCAATCTCGTTATTGAGGACGTCATCCATATTTACCAGGTCTTCTACCACATCAATCGGGGGATTGTTCGTAAGTGCTACGTTATCCAGTACACCTCTGAGCATGGCTGTAGCGGCATCCTGGTCGTTCATAATCAGGTCAGCAATCGACCTGCCAAAGAACGCATGCGGCTCCGGGTCACACTCAAAAATGGCAAACGGGATATTGTCGCAGGGCTCCATGTTGAGCAGCTTGTATCCGGTACCGCCCATAGTGAACTTGTACATCATGGGGATGCCGGCGCCCTCAACGTCCATCTTCATGTAGGCCTCGGTCACCAGGACGATCTTCATGGACGGGTCTTTGTACTCGGTCTGTTCCAAGTCCTTGGTGTATCCGGTCCTAGCAAAAGATTCCTCGTCTACCAGGGTGTCGTTCTCGGTAGAGCCGCTTAACTCTGAAACCTCGTCAAAGTCGTAACCCATAGCGACCAGGTCACCGACACGCATCTCAGCCCTGTGGGCTACAATGTAAGCATCATCAATAGACCTGGCGTTGCGGTCCACAAAAAACTCTTCAGGAGGTACAGACTCAACGCACAGCTTCCCGCCGTTAGACTTCTTAATGACCTTAATGTCATGGCTTCGGTTCTGGACCTCCATGCCCATCTGGTCCATCTCAATTTCAATAGACTCACTGTGCTCAATAACCTCAATACTGTCTTCGTTTACAATCAGCGCGAATTCATCATCATTCAGGTTGGTGAAGGTGTAGGTCTTTCCAACCTCGTAATCTTCCCAGTAAATCTTTACGATCCCGGTCTTCTTGACCAGGGCGTCATGAAAGGCATCGCTGAGAACCTCATAGCCGCCGATCTGGTTGAACGTCCAGTGCATGTAGTTGTTGGCCTGTTCTGCGCCTGCAAGATCTTCTGGACCCTTGGGGGTGTACTCAACAGGCCTTTCAGCAGACAGGAAGATGCGCATCAGGCTCGGCTTGATAGCCCTGACAATGTCGCGGACCTTGGTAGAAACGACCTTAGACCTGCCCTGCTCGTAGCCAATATCAACCTCGCCATCAAAATAGCGTTGCGACTTAACGCGCTCAGGCGATATCTCGGCCTCTACGAAATCAACGGCATCTTCAATGGCATCAGCCACAATCTGCTCGATATCGTCTTCTGTCATTCGCTTCAGTTTCATTAGTAGTTATCCAATATGCCTGCTTTGCGTAAGGCTTCATCCATCTTCTTAACAAGAGGCGTGCTTTCCTGTACGCTTTGCTGTGTAATACCCCTGCTGATTCCAGGTTGAAACATATTCAATGTCGCTTCTACAGCATTGTTTACTAAAACCATTAATTGATTTTTTGCTCTATCATCATTCACGGCTCTCAATAACAGATCGGGATTTTCTGATGTTATTATTTTCACAACCTCCGCTCTTGCCTGGTCGGTCATTGTATTAGCTTTTGGTGATGTGCGGACCATCCTAGACACCATGTTTAGTGCGGCGCTTGCTCCTGGTGAAGACAAAAAGCCAACCATATCACTAGCTGTATATGGCAACGCTTGTGATGTGTCTTCTACCATTCTGCTTGTCTGGCTGCCGGCTATTGAAGGCGCTCTTTGAGCCGCCCCGGTTGCAGCCCCCGCTATTTCAAATTTATTTATTAGCGTTTCTGCAGTTTCTCCTGGCGCAATAAAGCTTATTAATCTGCCAAGGCCGCTCTCAGGATCTCCTATATCCCTATAGAATTTTTCTCTACCCTTGTCATCAAGGTTCTTGATGTAAGAAAATGCCCCAGCCCTAATAGCGGTCATTTCTTCCGGGCTTTTCTTTGAAAGCGTGTCTCTAATCTCTTGAATATTTGCGCCCGGCCTGAACATATCTCTGTATCCAAACTGGAAAGCGTTTCCTATGTCTATTTGCGAACTCCAGTTTTTACGTGCCTGTTTCAATGCCGGAGAGAACTCATCAAGCTTGTTTTTTAAGTTATCTCTTATTGGCTCTAACACCCGTGCAAGAGCACTATCAGTTGCACTTTTTGATGTGTACAAATCATTTATCATATCCCGCATTGTTCTATATGCTAAGTCTGCGGTTTTTAGCGATGGCAGTCTTACTATTTCTACAGCCCCATTATCAGCAACCTTGAATAACGGGACTATCCCTTCTGCCTGATACAATCTCGCCAACTTCCTTTGCAACTCTTGAGATCTCTCTAGTGCAAGTTGAAGGGCGTCTTGGACAGATTGATTAACATCTGGTGTCCTTTTGTATATTTTGTTATATACCTTGCTTTCTTGCTGAAAAGCATTTTCAGCCAAGTCCCTAAACTCAACAAAAGCTGCATCTGTAAAATTTGGAGCCAGCTGTTGCTGCGCCTCTTGCATTGCTGCTCTTTGAGTTGTTTGCGCCCTATTCTGTATATAATCTAATAACTCCTGCCCTTCTTTGCCTCCACGATCAATAAACTTCTTTATCATGGTGTCTACGGAAGGGTTGTCAGTTATTATTCTGCCTTCAGCAATATCGGCAATTATTTCGTCAATAGACTTACCAGATTGGTCAGCAAGATTCTGTATGTATGCCTGAGCCTGCGTGGAAAATCTATTGCCAAACGTATCCTCAAAAAACTTGAATACAGGTTTTGCAATAAACCCTGGAGTCTTCATTAGCATAGTGGTGCCAGCGCCAGTAACTAGGCCGGTCACGCCGCCAACAGCCGTATCTCTTGCCATTCCCCCAAACGACTCTTCTTCTGAAGAACCAAGTCCATATGCCGCCCCTTCTAAAGTGCCTCGGCCAGCCGCCCTACCAACATCGCTTATTCTTTTGATCCTGCCCAAATTAGCAATAGATCCTCCAGGCATAACGCTAGTTGCAACCGCGCCTAATAATTCGGCACTCAATGCTTGAGTTGGATACGCGGTTTTATACTCATATAGCTTGTTTCTTATTTCATCCCTGTATTCGTCATAACTTTTATCAGAAAAAAACTGGCCTATAGCCGCCTCGATCTCATCGGCAAAACCAAATGTCGCGCCTTGTAGCGCAGTTCTTGTGAATTGCGTATCCGGCTTTGGTTGATAGTTTTCTATTAACTGCTTAATAGACGCCAATTCGCTTTGCGGCCTTCTATTTGCAGCTATTATTTCCTGTATTGATTCAGCCATTAGCTTCTCATTTATTCCGTAGTATATTCAGAATTGCAGACCTGCCCTGCTGGTTAAGTCTAGGCCACGCCAACATTAGGTCGTTATACGAGGTGTCAGACTGGCTCATATCTAATTCGTTTTCTGGAGGAAGGGCTATCTCTTGACCTGTCTGCTCGCTACTAATAGGCCTTATATTTATTTTTGCTTCAGGTATAGCTGCGCCTATAGCAATACTTTTTATATCAAGCTGATTTTTGTCTGCTATGCCTCTGTATTGTTCAAGAATGCTTTGAGCATTACGCGCAGCAATGCTGTACCTGTTCATTGAAAGCTTCGCAATTTCATTTCTTACCGGATCTGATAATTGGCCTCCACCGAAAAGCGCGTTTTCAAGTTGAGCACCAAACGCAGGCAGTAATGCTTGAGCTCTATTGAGTGCGGTAACTTCTTCACCTCTGACAACGGAGCCAGGGTCTAGGACTTTTAAGAATGCAACGGTCAAAGCATAGTCTGACACTTCGCCTGGGCTG